TAGATGTTTTGCATATGCAGCTTTGACTGTATCAGTATGAAACTGTGCAACCATTGCCTTTACATCTGCACTTTCACCAGATGAATCTGCATCTGGATCAACAGTATGTCTGTGGAAACTTCTAGAAAGTTCTACACCATCTTCTTCAATAACAGTAGCAGTTCTCACTTGAATGTGCTTGAACTCGCCTACTACTTCAATTTTATCTTGTTCTGTACGTTTTGTAATCGCCATTATTTTTCTCCTTTTGTCCGCCCCTAGCATCCACTAGAGGTATAAAGTTATTTATGCAAGACGTAATGTACCACAGGCGCTAATAATAAACCAAGAACCAGATGTTCCGTATGAAGTAGAATTTTGACTATACATATCTAGAATTCCACTTGAGTAATTTACTTGTAATCTTGCAGATTTTCCAGTTGTAGATTCTCCTTTACTGTCAATACCATCATAGTGATAACCAAGTGGCAGAAAGTTAACACTATTTGTTGCATAATTACTGAAAGGTAAACCAGTGATTCTCCATCCACCAGAACCAGCGCTGGATACTGCTGATGTTGCCCATTGAATATAAAAATTTATCTGCACAAGCTTGCCAATTTTTGTATACTTTCCAGTTCGGCTGTGTGGACTTCCAGTAAATGTCATATCACTTGTCCACCTAGTAAGAACTGGAGTAAATGTGCCTTCTTCATAATCGTCAAGGGTGTTAACAGCACCAGTTCCACCAATTGCGACACCAGCACTTGCAGTAATTAATCCAGTTGATGTAAGTGTTCCAGATGCAGTAAGGTTTGTTCCACTAATCGTGCCGGCACCAACGATATTATTACTTACAGCAAGGTTGCCCGAACCACTAACGGTTGATAGGGTGTCTACTTTTATTTCACTCATCTATTTACTCCACAGCATCTAGTTCTGATTGTGTTGGTTGTTTAAGTGTTTCGTGTTTCCACTCTGCAATATAATCCCCATCACCATCATTCTGTAATATGATACCAACATTCATTAAATTTTTATCTTTGAGTGAGGAATATATCTTAATAATTTTATCATACAATGTCATTACGCACTCCTAACCATAGCAGCAGAAAAATGTGTTTCATTAGTATTATGCGAAACAGATTGTGCCGACCCAATATATATGTACATTTCAATATAATCGTCTGCATCCAAATTAATTATTGCACTGCAACAAACTCCATGTCTAGATTCAAATCCTCCAATACCGTTGACTACACCAACATGCCCAAAACCATTTTTCCAAATCTGAAGAATACCCCATGTAGCAGAAAAGTTTGCGTTTGCAAGTGTCACAGCAGCATTAACAGAATAATATCCAGCAACAGTTGGAGTAAACCTACTAGTACTAACATCAAACTTACCATCTGTATCAAATCGTTCAGTACCAAGAGTTACTTTTGTAAAAGTATTAGCGGATATTGATTGAGCACTAGCAGGATAGGCATGAAATGCAGGGCCCGTACCAGAAACACCAGATGATAACTTGGCAGTTGTTACTGCGTTATTAGCAATCATACCTGTTGCAACAGTTCCAGTGTCACCTGTTGTCACAACATTACCAGCAACGTCAGGCAACGCAATAGTCCTATTCGTGTTCGTGTTTGGAGCAGTAATAGTTACTGTTCCAGAACCACTCGCATTTGGGGATAGTGCAATTTTACTCATCTGTTATTATCCTGTTTCTTTATAATTTCTTAAACCTTATATACTGCTGATGCAGATATGTGGGTTGGACTTGATACTGTTCCTGTTGAAGAAAAATACAATTGAGTAGTACCACCAATAATTGATATCCAACCATGACCTCTTTGTACTATTGAACCAATTATATAAGTTCCACTATCTGAATCATCCGTAGCGGCAAATGGCAAACCTTGTACTCTGGCATAAGACCCTATAGAAAAATTAGAACCTGATGCTTGAAATTGTAGATATACTAATCTACCAATTTTTGTGTATTGACCTGCTAAAGAAGTTGTAGTTCCTGACGGAGCAACATTCCAAGCTGGTGTCCATGTGCCTTCTTCATAATCGTCAAGGGCGTTTGCAGCCGCAGTATCACCATTAAATGTAAGTCCATTAGCAGTAAATCTTCCACGTTCTGCACCACCAACAACAAATCCTAAAGTATTTGCAGCTGGAACATATGTTCCATTAACACCTATAGCACCACTTACAATTCCATATGATGGTGCAGAAACGCTTCCACCATTCTGAACTGTTGCAGTATGAGATGTTCCTAGAGTTAAAGCAGTTGTTGGACTGCTTGTTCCTATACCCACACGATTATTAGTCGCATCTACTTTTATTGTATTTGTATCTACTGTAAGGTCTGGGGTGGTTACACCATTTGTTCCGTCTAAAGTAATTGCCATTATACTACCACCAATCTTGCACCAGAAGGTACGGTTAATACTACGCCACTATTTATAGTGACAACCCCTGCCGCCATGGCATTCTGATTTGATGTAATTGTATAGTTTGTGGTTACTGTCTGGTCATTCTCATAGAATACTGCATCAGTACCACCACCAGTTGCACCACCACCGATAGAACCCCAAGCACTATTTGAGTATCCCTCAAAAGAGTTTGTGGTTGTGTTAAATCTAAATTTACCGTCTACCCCTGTACCCCTTTGTCCAGTTGTACCTTTTGGAACTGTTACTGAATCTGTACCAGACAATGCAAGGTTCGACCCAAGGTCTACACTAGCAACTGAACCATCAGTAATCTCTGATGTTCCCACACTATTTGCAGCAATCGCTGAAGAACTAATTCTTGTTAATGGCATATCTATTTCCCTTTTAACATTTTTTGCAGTTCAGCAGTAGAACCAACAAATAATGCATTCGTTACATTCTTAGGTGCAGAGTTAGGAACTTCTTTGAGTTTCTTCATCTTACCCTGTAAGTCACCCAGTTTCTCTGTAACCTCTGCGACCTGTTTAATTAAATTCCCAGCAACTTCATAACTGCGTGGGTGTTCTGATTCTCTTGCGAGGTCTAGAATACCATCAATTGCATCCTGTCCTCTTTCAATCAGATTATAAAAGTTTTCTCTCTGATATTTATAATCATTATCTACGTCTTCTTCATTCATTTTTGTTTCAGGAACAAGTACAGGTTTTGGTGGAGATACATCTTTAGTTACATTCTCCACGATATCTGTTACTCCTAAAACATTATCTATAATATCAGTTTGTGACATTTCATACCTATGGGGCAGTCGGCCATGTTACATCATCAAGTGAATTTGCGTCATCTGTGATATCTCTAAGTGCTTGTCTGTAATCAGTTTGTGCTTTTGTCATAGTCAAGTCTGAACTAGCCCACCAATCAGTTGCAGCAATCAATCTGTCTCTTTCTGCACGAAGTGCTTTGAGAGGTTCTGCCGCAGTTAGTTCTGACTGTTTAGTTTCTACTTGTGCCCAAGTAACACCCCAATCAGAAGAGTTATCTGATTCGATTGCAGTTCCATTGGAATCTGCGCCTGTTACCTTACGGAACATTGCTCCAAATTCTTCTTCGTTTTCTGGTTCTCCTCTAAGAATCCATTCTGTGACACCAAGAGCACCTAGTGCGTCTGTTACCGTTGCCATTATTTTTTCTCCTGTTTAATCATTTTATTTATCCTGCTATTTCCATCACCGTAATTGTGTTGTCTCTAAAATTAGCATTATCTCCTCTACATCCTATACTAAGAGTACCAGCGCCATTTGCAAATTGTACTTGATAGGTTATTTGAGCAGCGGTTGAGGGCGAATCCAAGAAGTCAAAAGAGATATCTTCATAAGCTTTGTCCGCCCCATAAGTATTGCTTTGTCCATTTGCATAGTAGATATTACCCAGACCACCAGCAGTATCAACTGGATAAAAATTTGTTGCTACACCACCCACAGTTCTAACTATCCTAACAACATTATCGGAACTCTGATTAGAAGAATATCTAAATGCCAACTTTATAAGCATCGTACTAGAGGTACTTGCTGGAGTTATATTCACAACCATTCCAAGTGCATTAGAAAAAGTTGATGGACTGCCTGTCGCATAACTAAGCCGACCAGATGCAGCTGCTCTTTTAGAATGAACAACTTGAATAATGTGTCCTGTCGGTGTAGTCAATCCTTGCGATGCATTTAGAGACTTTCCAGATGCAAGTGAGACTGTGTTACCTGTCTTTGGCGTAATTGTGTTAACTGATAAAGTACTCATTG